TACAGATGTTCCATATGGAGCATGTTTATCATTACCAAGAATACGAAAATGAGCAACCTGCCAATTTTCTAGTGTTAAGGCAGCAGAGTTCCATTGATATTGCACATAGTTAGGATTAGTATCATCCTCACCCTCAAGTCTTTCAATTTCTTGAGGTGGGAGCCCAATGGCTGCTCTAATTCCTAAATGTTCGTCAATATCCAAATAAAGAAAAAAGTCTCCATACTTACACATCGTACGACACCAACCAAACATATTGTGTTCAATGTTCAATATATTGTGATACAAATTGTGAAGGATGTGTTTTATCTCTTCGTTTGCACACTTGATTCTTAGCATAGGACGAATATCAGTATGAGTTGTCATTTCATCTGCATATATATCCAGCGATGAAGCAATTTCGGGGACATATTCCATTTCATCAAAATCAACATATCTCTCAGATCTATTTCGATTGGAGATCATGTTCAGGGTTACGTTATTTATTGGATTGTATTCCCACTTTTTAAACTGCTTACCAGAAGCTGACTTGAAGCGATTAGCGTACATGTCTAACTGCCTTCTTCGAAGTTGTCTTCCGGTCTGTGTTCTTCTTTGAGTTATAGGACCAGAGAAGAGTCTGGTTAGTGCCTTAAACAAATCCGATTGTGGATTGTAAGGGGACTTTTTGTTATATTTTGCCATAGGTTAACCTTTTTGTAATAAATAGTTATATTATACCATAAAGTAAGAGCTTTGTCAAGTCAACCTTTGAAAATCCAAGCAAACTCTCTAGCTACACTTATCTCTTCTTTATATTTGTTTTCGAAATCTTTGTTGTATTCTTTCATACCTGGGATTGCTGTGTTCATTGTTTTGGTAGATGAATACATAGAATTGACCATGGCTTTTTTATATAACACTTCTTTCTCTGATACTTCTAGGGCTGTATCTCGAACCCAACAAGCAATTGCAAGAGACATAATTAAATCATCGTGATAACTTCTCATCGCTTGTGGTTTTCCGTTATTCCAAATAAAAGTTTTTGTTTCTGAGACAAGTCTTTGGGATCTTGGTTTCACCAATTTGTTTCTTATATATTCTTCTAACTTTGCAACAATCAGGGGTCTTGTTTTTGTCGAAGTTGTAAAACCCATCACAGCGTTTGAACTATACTCGCCGGTTAAAGCATCGACATACTCATGAGTGCCTTTTATTGAGTAGTATAAATTTGGATACTCAAGGTCTCTAAGTTTTTCACAAACAGATATTCCTATTCCAATGTTCTCAACAACAAGCAAGCAGTTTCCATATTCTTTCCCTGCGTCGTTTAGAATACGAGCAAAATGGTCAAGGGTTGGTTTTCCTTGATACTCTGCCACTACATCCATTGTATCTGTTCTAAGGATGTGAAATACGGAACTATCCGCTCCATCTCCACGAGCAACATCTGCGACGAGAAGATAAGGAATACCCTCTTGATATTTCTCCCATATCCACATGTTGCGATCCCAGCCAGTTCTATATTCTGGTTCGCATACAAGCTCAAGAAGCCAGTGAATATCATCAGGATGTATTACGGTTTCACCAGATGTGTTAAAGTTGCACTCAAGCTCTTGTGCTATTTGTCTTCGAGACATATTTTTTGTCTCTTTCTCAAACCAAGCCTTATCTCTTTCTGGGTGGACATCCCATGGCAACGACACAGGATGAAACTCATTCTCTCCGTTATCTGCATCAACATAAGTCCTGTGGAACCAGTTTCCAACACCCATAGGAGTTGACAAGGCAATGCAGCGACCCCCTGTTGATAGAGTAGGGTATAGACCTGCCCAAAGCTCCTCAAGTCCTTCAACGTGTGCTGCCTCGTCTATAATGAGTAAGGATAGGGCTTCTGAACGACCAGCATCTGCCGATGTACCAACGGCTTTAATTGTGGAACCGTTTGATAACTCGAAAGAATTTCTGTTGTCGATTGTAATCTTTGCCACCTGCATCCATGGTGGAAGATTTTTCATTACCATCTTGACCTTTTTAACCAAGTTGGCGGCTGTTGTGAATTTAGTTGCCATTACGAGAATGTTCTTCTCTTTGTGAAACAACATAAACCAAACAGCATAAGCAGCTGAGATCGTGGAGATACCCAACTGTCTTGCTTTTAATATAACAGTAAAACGATAATCATTAAAATCTCTTACAAGGTCATCTTGATAGGGATACGTATTAAAAGGAATAAGACCGCGAAGTGGGTGAGATATCCTGCAATAGTTGTTAATAAAATATAGCGGATCTTTTCCTGACTTTACGATCTCTTTTACGATTTCTTGCTTTGATAACTTAAGAGTCATATGTCCCTATGGTTGGTAATTTGGGTTGCCTTCTAAGTACCCTTCCATATATTCTGGATTGTCTTTATCTGAAGGACCATAGACCTGCATTCCCATTTCTGTTGCTTGAGCGTCCTCTAGGCCGTCTTCCCTTCCTCTTTCTCGATCAGGTGAGCCTTCACGCAACATTTTTGCTATCTCTTCCTTAATGATTTGTTTCAATTGATTTGTTGTCAATTTCATGAATACATTGCCATGTTGTTTAAGATGTCATCAAAGAATCTTCGGGCGCTGCGATTGTATTGACCTTTTTCTATTAATGTCTCAATGTATCCACCCCAAACTTCACCAATGTTTGGATCAATTTTTAAAGCCGCAGCTGCGATTTTCTTTGCTTCTTCGAGGTCTGTGTCTACTGCTGCTTCAAATTCTCTTTCAAGTTCTGGGAGTTCCATGTTGTTATAATTGACCATTTCGGTCATGATGTTTTCAAGCTCTTCTTTAATAATTCGCTTTAATTCTTTATTAGTTAATTTCATTTTTGATTTGCTCCTTTTTTGCGTGTGTCGTTTGATGGACGTTTGTCCGAAAACTGATCTAAAAATGTTCTTGTTAATTTTCTTGAATCTTCAATGGCTGGTTCAAGCTGTGGGAGTTCTTTGATACCTGATATCTTGTAGTGCTGCTTAGCATTGCAAAACGAGCGAACTCTCGAAGTCGATTGTACCAACACATCTGCTTCGCCATCTTTTGTAAGAGTAACTGAATTGCCGGTAATCTTTCTATACTCTTTTTGAAGAAATTTCTTGATCTCATTCATTTGACGATCAATATCAGAAGCAAAGTTGTTTGCATATACGTCTTTAAGAAGAACGTCTGATTGGTAAGATAAACATAACCTGTTTCCATAAAACTTAACAGAAAAACCATCAACTACTCTAGAATCAACCAAAGGGCATCCATTTTCTCTTTTAAGCCCCATGCTCTTAACTTCGTCAGGTCTCACATAGCGTTCATCATGTGCTCCGTCATAAGCATTGGCTGCTGCTTGCGCAAGACCTTGTATAATTTCTAATGTTGTGCTACTCATTCAATTTCTCCTTTTATTGTTTGAAACCTTTACCGGTTAAAAAACTACCAGCTTTTTGCATAAATGATCTATTTTTATTTACCAAAGGACGAATTAACTTAAAAATATCAACTGCAATACCACCTCCAAGTTCTTTGTCATCACCTCTCTTGATTGAGTCTTTATCAAGGGATTTAAATGTGTTTTCAACTACAGCTTCGGTGAGATCTTCTAGCTTATAAAATTTGCTATTGTCAAACTGTATTGGGTTTTTTTTCATCATATTGTCTATGTCATCCCCAAATAACCCTAAGTTGTTATCAAGTATATCAACGAGTCTGTTAGTTGCATGCCTCATTGTGCGTCTTTTAATCGACTCAATACTATTCTCTCTCGACTGTTGTATTTGGAATTTAGACATTTGGGGAGCTGGTCTTTTTGATGCTCCATAACTTTCCATGACTGTTTCTAATTCTTCTTTGATAATTTGCTTTAATTGTTCATTTGTTATTTTCATTTGTTGGTCTCCATCCTTTTTGCCATCGATCCTCGCGATCTTCAACCCATTGAATATAACATTTTTCACAACAATCAAACTTTGACATATAAACATCGTCGTTAGACTTAAAGGAATATGTATTACAAACTGGACATGAACGCTTAGTTTCTTTTGTAAATAGTTTATTTGAAACAAAAACTCCATTAACTTCAATGTGTTCTTGTTCTTCTTCGCCTTTATTTTTATAAAGGTCCTTCAACTGCTTGACGTATTCTCGTTCTTTTTCATCAGTCCATTTGTTTTTTGGGTGTCGGACTGTTTCTTCACCGTACTTTTTAACTATTGCTTGTTCGATTTTAACAGCATAGTCTGGATCTTTCTTTTTCATTAATTCACCGCGTTTGCTATTGCTATTGTTGTAGCTACACCAGTAATTAGTCCTAAAGAAAACCAAAGCTTCTTTTTTGGTGGAGTTTTTAACTCTTCTAAAGACTCTATTCTTGTCTCTTTAGCTTTGACCTCTGCTTCTAGAATTTGTATCTCGAACTTGTGGGAACTTTTTAACTTTTCGATCTCTTGTCGATGATCGGCCTCTAGTATTGCAATTTGATAATCCAAGTTTATTTGACACTCTTGTGGCCCATTCTCAAGTCTTTCTGCTATTAAATCGGCGGCAACATCATCAAACAACCTACCAGAAAAAGGTGCAGGCTCTCCTTCCTCAAGGTAAGTGTATTTTGGAGCATCTCCCCACGCTAGTGATGATAACAGTAGTAAAATCATTTCTTATCTATCCCCAAATTTTGAAACACATCGTCTGTGTTTATTTCTTGCTCTTTGACAAGTCTTAATTTATTCTCCCTCTCTTGCTCTAGAGCTTTTTTTATTTCTTCTCGTTTCTTATCTATTTTATCGTCTCGTTTGTTTTTTGCTCTTGTGGCTTTTTCAATCTCTTCAGCTTCTTTTTTATATTGGTCTTTTGCCAAAGTTGCCTGTGCCAACAAGGTACCGGAACTTTTCTTTCCAAATATATATGCTAAACAGAACAAGCCCACAAGAACCAACCAGTTCCAGTGAGCTTTAATCCATGCTTTGAGTTTTAATAAACTAGCTACCATGACGCCACATCTTTGCAAAGTCAACAGCAGTTTGCCCACCGATATACATCATAGCAATCATTCCCCAAGTTTCTGGGTCTAATTGGGCAGAAGCCAATAGTGCTGTTGCACTAATAAAAACAAGAAGTTTTCTTGAAATCATCTTTTCTTGAACGGCATCAAGCATTCCTTTTTTAGGATTATCTAAATAAAGTGTTTTTTTAAGATCAAGCTCTTCAACTCTTTCCACAACCTCTTCTTTGACATTTTCTAATTTATCTTTTTGTTCCATCATATATTCCTCTATTTTTGTCAGGAATCTTTCTTTATCCACATCTTATCCTCTCAAACATTTACCTTGGCATAGCCATTGTGCTTTTGGATATCGATTGTCGTATCAACACAATCTTTGAGAACATCTAAGTGCGATATTAAAAGAATAGTTTTGAATTTTGTTTTAATCATCTCCAAAAGTCTAATAAACCCTTCCATATGTTCTTGATCAAGAGCTGTGGCTGGTTCATCCATAATAAATAGTGTTGACTTAGGTAAATTAGTTATTTCAATAAGAGCGAGTCTAATTGCCATTGCCGCAATAGTCTTCTCAGCACCAGAGCCCATAGAGATGGGTCGAGACTCAAATCTTGGATGTTTGATATTGATATCAAGGTTTCTACCATGTTCTTCAAAGTTTATCTCAAAATCAACAATAGTCGATAAACACTTTTGTATTTCTTCGTTGATAACAGGAAGCTTTTGTTTAATAACTTCATATGCAATACCATTTGGATGCATACACCGCATAAATAGGTCATAAGCTATCCATCCTCTTTCAAGAGCGTCCTGCTCGGCCAAGTCTGATCTTATGACTTTAATGGAATGCTTCACAGCTCCAAGTTCTACAAGGTATTCTTGTATCTTTTTATCACACTTTTCTTTTCGCTGTTTTGCTTCAAGCATTTTAGTTTCAACAGCTCGACTTGATCTTACAAGGGATGACAAATTCTCAATGGCATGCTTGTTTCTCTCATATTCTTCTCTCTTTTCTTCCAGTGTTTCAAGTTCATTTTTATATAAAAATACTTTTGAAACAAGAGACTCTATCTTTATTTCTAAATTTTTTGCCTCAGATAAAAGAATTTCTTTTCTTTTTGACAGTTTTTCATGCTTTTCCAAGTCAGAACGTATTGAATCAATATCCAAGAATGTCATCTTTTCTTTTAGTTCGCCTGACTTGACAGACAATTGATCCATCTCACTTTGAATGTCTGGTAGTTTTTTCTTTGCTTTGTTTGCGTCTTTGACAAATTTGTTCTCACAACAAAAACTACAATCAGGGTCATACTCGTGATTGTCAAGCATTTTAATTTTCTTTGTTGCATTTTTGTGCTTAATGTTAAGTGTAGAGATCTCTTGCTCTATATTTTTATATTTTACCCTATACTCTTCCCAAGACTCTTGCAAGGCTTGTAATCGCTCATATGATAAAGAAGATATATAAGTAACAAGTTCTTGTGCTATTTCTCGGTTCTTTTCAATCATTTCTTTATAAGATGCAATTGTACTATGAGCTTTTTGTAAGTCATCTTGTCTTTGCGAGATGCAGTCCTCAATTTCATAAATATCAACAATTTCTGTGGGGATAGACGAAATTTCTTCGTTTATTTGATCAAATTCTGCTGTGAGTTCTAGATACCTTTTATCGTGTTTTCTACATAGATCGGTTTGTTTATCTATGTCATCTTTTATCTCCTCTACTGTTTCGTTTTTAATAATAAGGTTTTTTTCAAGTTCTTTGTTTTTAAACCTTTTTATTAAGGCGTTTATCTCAGCAGAGTCTTTCTTTGCGAGTTTAAACTTCCTATCAAAGATTTCAAGGTCAAGAAATTTTGCAAGGGTCTCTTTACGCTTAGTTGAGCCTTCTTTAATAAATGACAAAGAATCCATCTGACTTGCCATTGATGTTATCATAAAGTCATCAATAGAGCCAAAAATACGACGAATGTTTTTATCAGAGTCTTTTATAGAATCACCATTGCAAGAATCGTCGGTAGTGAGATTATGGAAATCAAGATCACCAGAGGAACTAATGACGGACTTTCCCTTGACGGTTTTACTAGTCTTATTAAGATTCCGAGATATTTGATACTCTTGACCATCTGCTTCGATAACCATTTGTATACTAGCTTTGCTTTTGTTTTGATTGACGAGGTGAACGTTTTTTCTTTCCCCCTTGGAGGTTGTATTAAAAATGCCATACAAAGCAGAATCAATAACAGAAGATTTGCCACTGTAGTTCTTGCCAAAAATGCCAACAATTCCAGAGAGTTTTGTAAAATCCACGTTATTATCTGGTCCATAATTGAATAGATTTTCAAACCGCATCTCTTTAATATCCCATGTGACGTTTCTTCTGACTTCTTCATTCTTTTCTGCTTCCTTATTATATTTAGAGTTTAGATCGAGTACTTCTTGCATTATTTCTTCTTCAAGTTCATATTCTTTTAAATATTGTCTGATCCACCTCTCTTGAACCGATAGATCTCGAAGGTTCTCCATTTTGTGCGTATCTCCAGCCGAGGATGTGAATTCTGACGTGCTTTTGTCTACAAAGGTAACAGAAGTCGGATTATACTTAGAACGCGCTAATTCAGTAACCTGGCGTATCTTTGTGGACGTTAGATTACTTCTTGAGATAAGTCTGAGTCTTGCACCACGGGGTATGTGATAATGCTCCGGAACATTGCCACTCTTGTCCAAGTCAATGGTCATGAATGGACGAGGAGATGTGAATGTGATGTGTTGCACATCAAAGTCTTTATCAGATTTGATTGTCCACAGTTTGTATCCCTTGCGAGTTCCTTCCGAAAAATTCTGTTGCACAGTCGAACCAGCATATTGTACACGACCTTCCGTGTCAAGTATTTGTGGCTTGTGTATGTCTCCAAGCATAGCAAAGTCATGGCCTTTGAATACAGAGATGTCATCGTCTCCGTGTTCCATAGCCCAGCCAGTACCAGTTGTAGAGCCCATTACAGCTCCATGGTACAGAGCAATGCTAATGCCGCTCTCATCAGGTTCTTCCCAGTTCTCCCTATCAAATATAGAAAGTACGTTAAATGATAGACCAGCATCAATTCTATGATTACCAGAGTCTTTGAGTAAGTGCAGGTTCGGATGGTTTAGGGCATCAGCAATAGGCGTAACAGCATCTTCTCTTCCAGAGTTCCGCAAGTTACCATCGTGGTTTCCTAATATAATATAGGTTGGTGCGATGTCCGCCAAGTTCTTGAGAAACTCTGCTGCTAAAGCAAAGTATTCTGGTGATAGTTGAGTCTTTGTGTGAGCAAGGTCGCCACAGTGAACTATCATGTCAACCTTTTGATCTCGAAGTTTCTGGTACATTTGTTTGAAAACAAAACGATACTCTTCGTGGTATTTAAGATTACGAATATGTGTATCCGCAAAATGGGCTATCTTATAAGTCATATATCCTCCGTGATTACTTATGTGATTTATTATAACACATTACGAAAGATTTGTCAAATTATTTTTTTATCATTACGGGTAAAAGTTTAAGGCTTTTTTGATTTCATTGCCAAACTTACTTTGAAAACCGAACAACTCTTCAAATTTGTCATCGAGTTCACTAGAACTAATTGCTATTTTTGCTCTCTGCTCACGCCTTTGTTTTGGATTTAATAAAGATTCGTCAGAACCATCAACCATCTCTTTATGTTTAAAAAACATGTCAGCAAATTCTATGATACGTTTAAGAGCGCTTGCATGCTCAGGATGTAGTTGATCTTCTAGAGATTCAAAAAAGTATAAGCCAAGACCGTAGTTTTCTCCGTCAAGTATAAATTTTTTTATTTTTTCAAAATGACTTTGACTATCAGGATATTCCATTTGCTCTTTGATTAAAGTTATTAATAGTTTGCTTGTCAATTTCATATCACAACCCTTTGTGAATAAATAGTTTATATTCGGCTAATCATTCGTTCAAAGAAGTAGAAGTCTGATTCTATGGGTTCAGCGTTTTGAAACGCATTATAGAACTGTCTCTCCGACATTGATCCAATATCCTCAACTGTTGATGTGTCTATTCTGTAAACTTCCATGTCATACTCTAACATGCTTTTAATCATCCAAGAAGCCTTTTTCTCGGCGTCTGCGTCAAGTCCTAGGTACACTGGTGTATCGTTGATAGAAAGGGCTTGGAATAGGCGAGAGTTTGTTCTTAAAGTGGAGCCGAGGATAGGGATGGCTTGAGTTCCTGCGACGAGAGCATCAAACACTCCCTCGACAAGAATAACAGGTTCATCCCAATCAATGATAAGTTCATTGAATATAATATCCTTGGAAGCTAAAGGGTTGAGATATTTTCTTTTATGTCCCACATATGAACGTGCAATAAAATAGTTAACGTCTCCATTCATATTAAATGATGGGATAATGATACGGCCTCCGTATCTTCCCTCTGTGCAATAGCCTATCTTCCAAAGCTTTATCTGTTCCATGGATATTCCTCGGTCTCGCAAATAGTCCAAAGGTTTCTGCGATGATCTCGGAAGATGCTTGTTGCAAAGCGAGATCATTTCTTTTGGCAAGTCAATGACTTGCTCTACCTCTATCTCATTCAATTCGTTAAAAAGCTTATCGAACTCTGTAAGGTCTAAGCGACCTTCAAGCTCTAGCCACTTTTGTCTTTGGTTGTAGTTACCAAACTTACGAACAATTCTGTAAATATTTTTGCCGCGAGTATCGCAAACCCAACACTTGAATACGCCTTGTGCAAAGTTGACAGACATCTTCTTTTTGTGATGCTTACAATACGGGCAATGATATAAATGCTCGTTTCCTCTCCGATTATACCCTCCAAGTATATCGGAAACGATCTTTCGTTTCTCTTCCATGTTATCCTCCGTATTTTTAGTATAACACGTTTTGAATATTTGTCAAATTATTTTGTTAAAGTTCTTCCTTCAAATTCATTTTTCAAAAAATTAATCAACTGTGTGTTGAAGTTAACATCTTCCAACGAAGTGTTAGGATCTACATTGTTCAAAGAACCAATCATTTGCTCAATAAATTTAATTTCAATTTTATCATCAAGCATTTTTTGCCATTCATCATCTATGTTGAAAAGTTTTAAGAAACCTGCTGTTGTGTCTTTGTTATCTTCAGCTGTTGCTATATCTTTAACAATGTTAGCGAATACTTGGTTTACGTCTGCTGTCCCTTCTTTATATGCTGTTTGCAATTCTTTAGAGACTTTAAACACTTTTAGTATCCATGATGCGGCAGATATCAGTGATTTTGCTGCTGGGAATACTTGGTCTATTAAAAACTGAATTGCTTTTTCTCCAACTTTTTTAACAACATAATTTCTTATTGTCTCATTTTGAGCAATTGTTGTCAAAACATTCATAGCTATATCTTTGCCTTTTTCTTTTATA